CGAGGGCATAGTCCAAAGGCACGACGTACCACGGCAGGGTCTTCTTCACTTTGTTGGCTTGGAGCAGGTCTATAGCTCCCATGATGTGCTTGGGGTCTGTCATGTCGGTTGATTTGTTTGGTTCAAGGGACGGCAAACGTACAGGGGCGTGACCGACCCAATGGTCGTGGTGTTGGCTGTCCAGCGATAGCCATACAGCTCACAACACGCTTGCGAGCCTACGTCGGGCGACGCAGAACTCGAGCCGTTGAAAAGCACGATGTTGGTGCGTTCGTCGATGCTGGTGGGCGTGTCCTCGCAGATAGCCACGTCGGACAGCTCCTTGATGAGTTCCACCATACACAACCCCTCGACGTTCGCATCGTAGGAGAGTTTCAGAACGCGCCAGTACGAGTCGCGGATGTAGATGCGGTCGGAGAACTCGAACGACGCGATGTCGCCCTTGGACAGCCGCATAGAGCACCGCATGATACGCGCCTCTTCCGAATAGAGTTCGGTGGCGTATTGTGCCCAGTAGGTGAAGTAGAGCGTGTTGGCAGGGTTCGCCTGAATGGGGAAGAGGGCGGACTCCATGCCGAAGTTGAGGTCGTAGTTCTCGATGCTTGGGTATTCCACCGAGTAGTTGGTGAAGAGGGGGAACGTCGTGCGCTCTACCTCGACGTTTGAATCATTACGCATCCACAGGCTCCCGAAGTTCTCGGTCAGCCCGTTCCAATACGCGAACATGGGCAACGGGTCTTCGATGATGGTGCCGTCGCTTTTGAGGCTTCGGTGGATAGGGTAGACGGAGCCGGGAATGACTGACACCACATACGCCCCGACTTTGGGTTCGACCGTCTTCTCGCCGCTTGCAAAATCGTTGACGGGATCGGTCACGCGGTAGCGTCCGTAGGCCCGGTCGAAGGCTTTGGCAATGGCATCGCTCACGAAGTCCGTGCCCTTGAGGTACGTCCACTCGTATTGCTTGGCCTGAAGGTCGGTCGTAGGGGCGATGGTCACGTCCATCGAGTAGTCCACCTTATCGCTCCAATCCTTCGCCGTACCCGTTGCGATGTAGTCCATGTACGGCTCGATGAGCAGGTGGTTCGGGATGTTCTTGTCCGGGATGAATACCAAGTTGAACATCTTCTGCAAGGCGAGCACGAAGTCGATTTGTTTGAGCTTGGGCATATTGGCCGCCACGTCCACGGTGTAGTTCGTGAAGGGGAAGCCCGCCGTGATTTTCATGCCCGTGTAGACCCCCGTGCCGAAGGAGTTGTTGCCTTCGATAGTGTGCCCGTGACCCGTTTGGTGAATGCGTCCCCACAAGCTGATGGTGTCACCTGCCGTGAGGATGGTGTTGAGCGTGTAGGTACGGTTGAACGCGTAGAGGTCCGTGGTGTCGAGCGTGACAAAAGACGCGCCGTTCTTGTAGATATAAAGCTCGATTTCCGAAGCGTTGTCGACTTCGGCGTACGAATACACGACCTCGATTTGGTAGAGGCCCGTATAGGGCGCGGTGTATCGGTAGTCGGTAGCGTTGGCCCAGTTGCTCCCCTCATCCTGCCCCCCCGTGACCGTATCGACGAGCGGCAACTTTTGAGGGCTGGCACTCGTGGCGGAATAGGTCGCAGCGAGGGCAGCGATGGCGTTGTTGTTGTATGCCGCCGACCCGATGGGGATTTGTGAGCCGTTATATGCGGGAAGGTAGAGGTCGTCAAAGTCCGCCTCGCTTCCTGCCGAGTCGAAGAACGTCGAGTCGTAGGTGAAACCCGCCGCGCCCATGATAGCGTCGAGGATGGTCTTGGCACGCACAAAGGGGGTCAGCTCCCCATGCCACAGTCCGTCGCTTGGTGTCCACGGCTCGTTGGTCGACATATCCCAGTTGAAGCCCTTGTCGATGAGGCCGTAGCGAATCTGCCCGCTATACAACGTCCCCGCCCATGAAGCGAGGATGTTCGTGTTGCTGATGGTGTGGTCGTAACTTGAGAGGTTCAGGTCGGAAAGCATCCCGTCGCCGATGGCCGTCTTGAGGTCTACGGCACCACCAAAAAACACGAGTTCGATGTCGGCGTATTTCTCCTTTTGGAGGTACACCTGCTTCACCTGACAAAACCCCCGCATGATGGGCAGGGTGTTGTCCACCAACTCCGCCGAAATCTTGGTCTTGAGGTTGACACCCACCGCCGTAGTAGAGGGCACCTGACCCAAGATGTCGAGGTTGTTCTGCGTCGCGGGGATGCGGAACGTCTGCGAATAGCTCCCCGTGGCCGCGTTGATGCTTTGCAGGTCGGTGAACTGGAGCGTGAGGTTGACGCTCTCGTCTTGGTAGAGGTCGACTTCCGACCCGTTGCAGTAGAGCCTCAGCATCGGATGTCTTGTGCGAGTTCAATTTGGAACGACACGTCGAACGTCTTGCTCGTCGCCGGAATGACTTGGTACGAGTTGGTCGCGATAGTGCAAGGCAACCAGTCACCGGACCCCACGCGGAACATCACGTTTTTAGAGCGGAAAGCATACTGCAAGAGGTCGCGCTCGGAGGCCGTGAAGAGCTGGTTGCGCAGTTGGTAGACCTCCTTGCCTGTCTTGTGGTATGGTGTCGTTTGACGGTCCCACGCATTGAAGTCGAAGCCGACGCTCTTGCGGTAGTCCTTGGACTCCGTTTGGAGGGTCTTGAGGTTGCGGCCATCAAAGCGTAGGTAGTCCCACCCACCGACCGTGTTGGCCCACGCAAGCTGCACGGGGTCGTGTTTGATAGGGCGACAGTCGCGGTCAATGATGAGGGTGGCCGTACGCTTTGCAGGGGAGACGATGTCGCCGTCGGTTCCGTAGATGCGCAGTTGGTCCCAGTCCGCGTCCCATGTCCCGGAGAAGACGGTGTCCTGTAGGTTGGCGGGGCCGATAGGCAAGATGAAGTAGTTGCCCGTCATGATGGTCGACCCTGTGATGCCTGTGCTCTGCGTGCTTACGACAGCCCCGTCTTTGTAGAGGACGTACTCGACCTCGGCCCAGTCCGTCGTCACGCCTAAGTTGGTAGTGTGGCAGATGACCCCCACCGCTTCGTCCTCGTCCGCGAAGGTGGCGTACAAGTTCTTGGCTGCGTAGGGTCTGTCCGTGAGCCATCCCTGCGTTGAGATGCTGGTGGGGTAGTAAGCCGTGAAGCTCGGGTGGAGTCCCTGCGAGATTTGCTGTGTACCTCCGAGAAGGTAGACGGTGGATGTGTCGTCATCGCTACCCAACGCGCTCCCCGTGTAATCCTGCACGCCTACGGTGTACCTCAAAATGGTGTTTTCGAGGCTTGTGTTGGTGGCTCCCGTGGCCGTATGCACCACGACATCTGCAGTCAGTCCCGTATCGTATGCGGTGTTGGGAGCACCGACGCGCCCCTCGGCGATGTCCGATAGGTCAAAGTATCCCTCATCGTCAGCGTTGGGCGTAAGGTAGAAAGTACCAATGACCGAACCTGTGGCCGTGGTCGTGGACTCGTAGACACGCACAGCAAAGCGAAAGCCCGCAGGAACGGGCGAGAGGCTCGTGCTGAATTTGAAGACGAGAGGCTGCCCTGCGGGACGCAGGAGGTCGGGGGCGGAGTCGATGGTGGAGGCCATTATTTGCTACGGATTGTGATGTTGCCTGTCTTGAAGCTCATGTCCTTGACGAAGTCCTGGGCCAAGGCTTCGCCGAATTTGGCGGTGTATTGGGGTACGACGGTCTCAAGGGCCACCTCGTAGTATCTCAACCCGGCGATGCCGTTGCGCTTGATAGCGCGGGCGATCAGGTAGGCGGTGCTTCCAATACGATCACCACCTTTGGGTCCTTTCGATGCTATGAACTGCCCGTTCTTTCCTCGTGGTCGGATGTTCTTGGCTCGCATCCATTCGCGGATAGCGTCGGACGGCGGCTGCTTCTGACGATACGAGAAGGGCGCGTTGCGGTTCTTGTGGGTGCCGTTGACCCCCCAATGGATGAAGGCCGCGTACGGCAGAGGACTCCCGAAGGAGACCTTGCCGCCGCTGATTTTGTACTCGAGCGATTTCTGAAGAGAGCGTGAGGCTACGCCGTAGCTTCGGTTTTTCCCGATCCTACGGGAGCCGAGGGTACGTTTCGCGGCGTTGTTGACATCCTCCGCAAAGTCCTTCAGTATCTGCTCGAAGAGGTTCACGAGTGTTCGCGAGCGTAGAGGATGGTGCGGTCAGTCGTGCCCGACACCTTCACCTCCTTCACAGGGAAGGGGAGGAACTGGCAAGGTTGTGTCGCGTCGAAGTTGACGACGACCTCGGCACGGTTCGAACCTTCCACCAGTCGGAAGTTAATGACGTGGGCTTCGTTGGTGGTGATGCTCAAGTGGTCACCCACCTTGTAGCCAGAGCCAGCGGTGTCGCAGTTCAAGGCCGTCAACACCCCATCGCCGTCGAAGGCATAGGCAAACTGCGCTCCGCTTCCATCGCTGTCGATGTTCGTGGCCGCAATATTGCTACCCACAACCGCTCCGGTGTGCGTGGGTAGGCCGTTGGAGATGCCGGGGATTTGCGAGGGAGGGGAGACCGTAACCAAAGGCGCGGCGTATTCGGTGCCGGGAGGTACGACGGTGACCTCCACGTCGACATCAGCGGCGGAGGCGATATAGGACGAGCCGACGGGCAACTCTTGGAAGCCGTCGCTCGCTTGAACGGTCAGGGAGCCGTTGAGGTAGTAGTTCATTTTTTGGTTGATTTGCCGAGGATGACGGCGTTGAGGATGCGCTTGAGGAGGTCGACGATACGGTCGTCAGCTTCCGTTTCGGTGATAGCCGTGATGGTACCTGCGGCGGTGATAACGGCGAGGGCGATTTCGGCCCAATGTTCGATGAAAAAGTCCATGTGTGGAGTTTAGAGGGTTTCGGGTTCAGGGAACCAGCCGTGGTCGACCATGTATTGGTAGTCGCGTACGGTGGCCGTGCTCGGAATGATTTGTCCGAAGGTGATGCTCGTGCTATTCTCGATGAGTGCTTCGAGTCCTGCCTTCTCTTCGGCGGGCACTTCGGGGAACGCACTTACGAGGCGCGTGAGGTCTACGTCTGGCGAGCAGTAGATGACGAAGTCGAGGTCTACCTGTAGGGCGTACTGACCCCCTTCGGGTGTCGTGATTTCGAGGACTTCACCCGTGTCAGGGTCGAGTGTGACAATCGGCTCGGGGTTGTCAGGGTGTGCGATGACACCGAAGACAGTCCCGTCGGC